GACCTGGTAGACAACACCGGCAAGTATTCTAGTACCAACAGTTTTGGCGCCGATGGTGGATTATGGGAAGAAAACATATTGCCCACTATTTTGTTTTCCTATACCAATCGAAATGAAATAGCAGATGTGATTGCCAATCAAGTACAACCCGGCTTGGCCGAAACTACTATGAAGCAGTTTTACTATGCTAATTTTCCCAGAGTTACTGAAACTAATTTGCCTACATATGGTAGCACTACCTGGGTTCCGGGTGCTACCTGGAACCAGAGTACCACGCTGGCCAATGAAACCACAGGATACTTTAGAAATGCAGTGACATCTGCCACTTGGCCTAACGGTACTCCAATCCCAGTAGGATTTACTACCACAACCAATTTCAAGTATGTGGCGGTGGGCAGTTTGATAAAATTTGTTCCGCCTGCTGGCTACTATTTTGACGCCAACAATAGACTCAAACCCGGCACACCAAGTCGCGCAGACGAAACACTGGAAATTTGGGCCAGCCCATTGAGCATACAAGGCACTGGATACAACAATGGCCTGGGAAATCTCAGTTCAGGCGCAGGCCCTATCACACTGAATAATTTTATACCAACCGGTGCCTTAGTTGATACTATTATTCCACTGTTTGTTTCAGATTTGCCATTGGCATTGGAACAGGCCATGGCTGAACAAATTTTGCTCAATCGTAATTTTGGCATTGGCTACGACAGCAACGGCGACATCACTGGCGTGCCATATTCTTGGTACTTGATTACTAGCACTAACCTAGCTACTGACAGCGCCTGGAGTCAGGCCAACGCAGGATCTACTACTGGAACAAATCAAGATGCATCATGGTTGATTCAGTTCGTGCTTCAAAATCAGAATTACACAATTACCTTTCGCGGCTTGGCCTATTACTTTGGTTCGGTGCTGAGCACACGCTTTTTCTTCTATGATGGCTCGCAAATTTACGATTCACGAACTGGCACCATTATTAAAGACTATATCAATGTGCTGGCCGTGAACACTAGACCCGACTCTACGGATCATTTGCCCGGAGATGTTATCATGACCATCACTGGACAACCTGTTGAATCAGACGGCTATGTAGACGATTTTCAAGTGCTGATTAGTTATCGTGACAGTGACAATGATGGCGTGCCTGACAATCCTGATTTTTTCAACGAAATTGTTGCTCCGTCTGTAGACCCCACACAAAAGTACATATACCTACAAAAAACTCTGGACTTTGACAACCTACAACGTTATCTGTTGGTAGCCCAAGGTCAAGTTGTCAGTGACTATGCCACTCTAGATGACATTGAGTTGGCCAAGACTGAGTGGACTCCAGGACAAATTTTTTATGCTTATACTGAAGAAGCATTTTATCAATTGAGTGTGGGCGCCACAGGACTAAGAACTTTGATTGACGTCAGCAATGAATGGATTGCCAGAACCGGTCGTCAATCTTTGTACTTCCAGTACCGACACAATGCACCGTTGACTACCCGTATCGATCCAGGCACTACTAATATTATTGATCTATATGTGGTTACTTTGGCCTATTATACTGCATATCAAAACTGGATTCAAGATACCACAGGCACTGTGATTGAACCTCAAGTGCCTAGTCTTGATGAATTGAGTACCACTTACCAAGGCCTACAGAACTACAAGATGTTGAGCGATAATATTATTTTGAACAGTGTTGTATTCAAGCCTTTGTTTGGACAAAAGGCCGCACAAGAACTACGTGCCACTATCAAGGTAATCAGAGCCAGCGGCTCAACTGCTAGCACAAGTGAAATTAAAAGTGCTGTGGTTGCCGCGATGAATACATACTTCAGCATTGATAAATGGAACTTTGGCGACACTTTTTACTTCTCAGAACTTGCAGCCTACTTACATAGTGAACTAGGTTCAATCATCAGTTCGGTGGTGTTGGTGCCGTTGAACTCACAAAAATATTTTGGCGACTTGTATGAAATACGGTCTGAACCAAATGAGATATTTGCTAATGGTGCTACTATTAATAACATTGAAGTAATTGAAGCATTGACCAGTACCAACTTGCGTACTGCCCCCGGTAGTGGAGTAATTTAATGGCAACAGTTCGTAGTGTAGATTTTCTTCCTGAAATTTTTCAGACTGATGCTAACAAACAATTTCTAAGAGCCACCTTGGATCAACTGATCCAAGAGCCTAACTTTAGAAAAACACAAGGTTTCATTGGCCGCTCAGTGGGCCCAGGTGTTGACCCCAACGACAAGTATGTGATTGAACCCACAGCAACCAGGGCCAACTATCAATTAGAGCCAGGTGTGGTAAGCCTCATACCCGAAACCAGTCAGATTCGAGATGCAATCACTTATCCAGGACTGAACGACGCCATTGGATTTCAAGGCGGCAATGCCGGCCGCCCAGATCGGCTGTACTCAAGCGAATATTACACATGGGATCCATTTGTAGATTTTGATGCGTTTGTAAATTTCTCACAGTATTTTTGGGTACCCGGCGGGCCTGACACTGTGGATGTGGCTGCAACTGGTGTAGCCACAACAGACAATTTTACAGTGACTCGAGCCAATGGAGTTTATACTTTTTCTGGTGTCAACGGTGAAAACCCTATTATTGAACTGGTACGTGGCGGCAACTACACTTTCCAAGTGGCCCAGAACAGCACAGAAACTGTTAACTACCGAGTAAGAAATTCAGGAACATCAGCCTATGTAATTGATTTCCAAAACAACCCCAGCCTAACATTGGCTCGCGGCAACACCTATGTGTTTAATTTGACACTGGATGGACTGTTCCCGTTTTGGATCAAGACGCAACCAACCACTGGTACTGGAGAAATATACACTCAAGGTGTCAGCCGTAATGGTGCTGCGACTGGCTTGGTAACATTCACAGTACCTCAAGATGCGCCCAACACCTTGTACTATGCCGCACAAAATCAAGCTGGCATGCAAGGCACATTGAATATTGTAGACGGCACACCGGGCACAGGACCAGGTTTTTGGATTCAGACAACTCCAGGAGTGTCAGGTAATGTGACTGCCACGCCTAACATATCCAGTAGAGATGTACTGGGTGTGACCAACAACGGCGAAGATTTAGGTACTGTGGTTTTTAATGTACCAGCCAAAGACGCACAGAGTTTTTACTATAACTTGACCAGCATTGGCACAGTTGATTTGGTAACAGACATGCAGTTTGCACAAATTAACAATCAGCCAGTGAGCCAATTTATCAGTCAATACAATGGCATTGACGGTATCACAAATCTTGATGGACGTACTTTGGTTTTTACCAACCCCATTGAAGATGTTCAAGATGGCGGTTGGTATCGTACCAGTTTCTTTGACCCACTCATAGACGATGCATCCAACGTGGGTGTGGCTGGCAGTTATGATAGTGTGCCTTATGATTATACTATTGATATCGCGCCCAACCAACGCTATCAAAAGTATCAAATCAGCTACGTGAATATTGCAGGTATTGTGTACCTACAAGTAAACAAGATCGCTGATATTGCATCGCTAGAAAAATTTACTATTGGGTATGGACAAACTTATAGCAACACTCAGTGGTACAAAGATGCCACTGGCGAGTTCAAACAGATTCCTTTGTTGTCAGCAGCACAAGATACTCTGTATTACCAAGATGGAACAGATCCAGAAATCTTTGGACGTATCAAGTTAATAGAGCAGACACAAACCAATGTTATCTATGTGGATGAAATCTTAGGACGCAAAACTTATACCAGTCCCAACGGTGTAACGTTTAGTAATGGATTGAGAGTTCGTTTTACCGGTGATGTGTCGCCAGCTAGTTATGGATCTGGTTCAGCTGCGTTTGGATACACAGCAACTGAAGCTGGCACAAACTATATTACCTACAACGATTCTACTGACTTATATGTGGGGCAACAGGTGGTATTCTCCGCACCATCCTTGGGAGGACTCAATGCAGGCCAGACCTATTATGTGAGGTCAATTGCAGCCAACGGCCTCAAATTCACAGTAAGTGCCTCTGACGGTGGTCCTGTTGTGTCGTTGACAAACGGCACAGGAATTGGCACGGCCACAGCAATCAGCAGTAGAGAATACTACGTGAGTGGAGTAGGCACTGCAATTGAACTGTTACCTGCCGTGAATTATGTTGTACCTGAACTGTATGTAGAAGATGCAGATGACAGTACAATATCTACAGAACCAAACCAACCAGATTATTTGACTATTGATCGTGCCAGCAAAGATTTAAATGCATGGACTAGAAGTAATCGTTGGTTCCACATTGATGTTATCAATGCCACGGCTGCATACAATAACACCACTGCGGTGCTGGACAACAACTACCGAGCCAAGCGGCCTATCGTACAGTTTAGACCTGGCATGCGTCTGTGGAACATGGGCACTGAAGGCAAAGCACCGGTTGACATCATTGACTTTGAAGCAACAGATGCGTTTTCCAACATTGAAGGAACTACCAGTTACAGCACCAATGGCTATACCTTTGTAGAAGGCACACGAGTTATTTTTGCAGCAGACGAAGATACTTCTGTACGCAACAGAATCTATATTGTGAGCTTTGTCACACCAGACACCATTCCTCCTCTGATAGCACAACCTATTATTACTCTCACCCAGGCTCCTGACGGGCTGGTACTACTAGACCAATCCACAGTTTGCATCAGCGGTAACACCACCGCTGGAAAAACGTTTTGGTACGACGGAATCGAATGGGCAGAAGCCCAACAAAAAACTTCAGTACAACAAGCCCCGTTGTTTAATATCTACAATCCTGACGGTGTGAGTTTTGGAGATGGCACAGTATATCAGTCTACTACATTTGCAGGATCAAAGTTGTTTAGTTACGCAGCGAGCGACACAACTATTCTGGATCCAGTTTTGCAGTTTCCTCTCAAGTACTTGAACATCAACAACGTTGGTGACATTGTGTTTGACAACAACTTGTATGTTGACACATTCTTGTATGTGGTTGACAACGTAAGTATTACATCGGACATTAGTTCTGGATCTGTT